CTTTTCAATTTAGAGATCAGCAAAGTGCTATTGCAGAAGCTGAAGCAAGAGGTCTAACTGGTACTGAACGTAATAATTTTATTCAAAAAGCAGTCGCTGATGGTATTACTGCAAGATGTAAGGAAGCAAATTCTCCTACATCACCAACAGCACCTGGAGCAACTAAAGAAAATGTAGATGCTGTCCATGAAGTATCTAAAGCTGATGTCGTAAGAAATGATTATTACAATAGAAAAACTGTTCTAATGTCCCCTTGTAATCAAGTTAAGTCAGCATTAAAGGCCATTCAGACAGTAATTGAAAATCTAACAAAAGATATTGATAAAGTTTTAAACACAGCACAAAGTTATGTTGATGCAGTTTCAAATACGCTTAGTGATATTCAAAGTTTAATTTCTGATGCTGCTTGCACGATTGCAAAATATATGAAGATAGTTTTTGATAAAATTAAAGAGTATGTTTTAAAACAAATTAATAAAGCATTATCTCCTACAGTAGAATTATTACCTCCCAATATGAGGTTTATGTATGCGGATATCAAAGAAACTATTACTGAATTAATTTCTTGTCTTTATAATAAAATAACAAATAGTCTTTGTGCATTGATACAGGGTCTTTTGGATCAAGAAGTTAAAAAAGAACTTCCCCCCGAAGAAGAAGGGAAATTAAAATCTCCAAGAACAAAAATATGTTCAGTTGAAAAATTAACAGGAGATTTGATTGCTTTGAATATGGAAGAAATGAATACTGGAATAAATGGAGTATTGGATAATGTAGATCAATTTTTAAATGATGCTCAGGAACAAATTGGAGTAGTTTCTAGTGCTATTTCTTCTGGCGGAAATATAATAGATAGTATTAGTGGAAGTATTACATCTGCCCTGAGCTTCGAAAATATAAAATTAAATATTTTTGGGTGTGATTTAAAACCAAATTGTGCCACTTCTGATTTTTATACTCTTGCAAATGGGGGAGGGGCTGCTGAAGAACCACAACAGCCAAGACCATCTGAAGTTGATAAGGCTGCACAACAAACTCCTCCAACAGTACAACCTACAGAAAAACCATTTGCTCAACCAAGTCAAAATCAACCAGATATTGATTTTGGTACAAGAGAGGAAGCAGTCCAAGCAGTTCAAACTGGACAAGTTACTTTTGCATAATCTGAAAATAAATATCAATAATTAAAAGGGAATATGGCTTTCGATTTATTTGGAACACCTACTAAAGATGACATTAGGGTTGGATATATTGATCCTACTCTTGGTTATGTTGATGGTGTTTCTATTTGTGAGGCAAATGATTACGCTAAAAATAATCCAGGAACAGTTTTTATATTTAAAGATGGTAATAATAATCTTCAGTATTTAAATATTAATGAAGTAAATTCCCTTGACTCAAATTCTTTACTTTCTACTACAACTGATGAGTGTGGTGGAATCCAAGAATATGTAGAGTGCGGCCCCCCAAGAATTCAAATTTCTGGAGGAGGGGGAATTGGTGCCGTTGGAAATCCTGTAATCGGTAAAGATGGTTCTTTATTGGCAGTTGATATAGTTTCTGGTGGATTTGGATATAAGTATCCTCCAATTGTTGCCGCAAGGGATGATTGCCAAATTGGGAATGGCGCAGTTCTTACCGCTGTTCTTGGTGAGACATCTGATCAAACTGAAGTATATGATGGTGAAGAAGACTTTGAGGAATATGAGATATGTGATCCCAATGAAGTTGGATATGGCACTCTCTATGATGTTGATGGTAATGAAATAGATCAGTGGGATCCATCGGCATATTCCACTACAAATGAAGATCCCATTAAAAAAGAAATAGAAGCTTTTCAAAAAGCTTTAGAAATTCCTTTCTGGTCAACAAGAAAAGCGCAACCTGATAGAATTACTGTACTGGGGGAAGATTACGCAACTCAAGAAACAACTGAAGTTACTTTCCCAGAATGGGGAGAGTTTATGAATACTTATGCTGTTTCTCCAGTTAAACCTTCCGACACTACGGGAACTGATGAAGCTGGTAAAATTTTTACTATGGAGTGGGAATATAATTTCCCAATTACTGGAGAATATATTTTTAGGGGAGTTTGTGATAATGTAGGACAAGTTTACATTGATGAAACTTTAGTAGGAGATCTTCAGCCATTTAAAAATAATCCATCTCCTATGCAAAAAACCATTGTAGAAGGAAACCATATTATTAGAATCGATTTATTAAATACTCCAGCAACAGAAACTGTTAGTAAAACCAATTCCTCCAATCTTAAAGCAAAATTTGTTCAAGAGGGATCTAGTTTTTATTTGCAAGTTGATGGAACTGGATCTGGTGAAATATCCTTTATAATGGATGTTAATGATTCTTCTTATATTGCTGGATTAGCAGCTAAAGAAGTCAAGATTCCTTCTGATGGGGGTAAAGTAAAATTTGTAAGAGAGGGAACAACTGGTGCTTTTGGTGAAGGAGGAATTTTTGAAGGAAGTACCATAGGTGTTCCTACAGAAGAAACAATAAAGGCATCAGGAACTTTTACTGGGGGGAGAAAATATGGTCCTATAGAAATCATAGGATCTGGAGTGGGTGCTAAAGGTCCAATAATCAATAGTCCAAATAGGCTTGGAATTCGTGATGCTGATGGCGACGATGAGAATATCAAGATTACAATTGATAAAGTAAAGGGGTCATCATCTACTATTGAGGTTGGTACGGTAATTTCTCCCAAGTCTTGGAATGCAAATCCAATGGGAGTTTCTGTATTAATTGAGGCACCAACTCCACCAATTCCTCAGGAAAACCTCCCCCCAGCAGTAGGTGAGTGTCCCCCAAATCCAATTTGGAGTACAAGATTTCCTGGAGCATCTCAAACGTGGTATCCAGTTAATAATGAAATATGGACAGAATTTTTTAATCGTTATGCGATGTCACCAGTTCTTCCTTTAGATACTCCTGGTAGTGATGGTAGTGGAGTAATTCATAAAAACTCTTGGCAGATAGAGATTCCGTATAGGGGTTACTATGCATTTCAGGCACAAAGAGATAATACTGCAAGAATTTATGTAGATGGAAAACTTGCCTTTGATGTAACAACATCAGGAGATTCTAAATGGGTTCAATCTGGATTAGTTAATAGAATTAAAACTCAAAAAGTTCTTCTTGAAAAAGGTTTACGTACAATCTCTATAGAATTGGAAAACACCCCTCAAAATGTTGTCTCTACAATTGATGAAAAGATTTTTAGTACTCAAGATTGGAGAACTGGAGGGACTCCAACATCATCTGCAAATCTTAAAGCAAAATTTGTTCAAGAGGGATCTAGTTTTTATTTGCAAGTTGATGGTACAGGAACTGGTGACATTTCATTTATAATGGATGTTAATGATGCTTCTTATATTGCTGGGTTAGCCGCTAAGGAAGTTAAGATTCCTTCTGATAGTGGAAAGGTAAAATTTGTAAGAGAGGGAACAACGGGTGCTTTTGGTGAAGGTGGAATTTTTGAAGGAAGCACTATTGGAGTTCCTACAGAAGAAACAATAAAGGCATCAGGAACTTTTACTGGGGGGAGAAAATATGGTCCTATAGAAATCATAGGAGCAGTGACTGGTGCCAGAGGTCCAATAATCAATAGTCCAAATAGACTTGGAATTCGTGATGCTGATGGCGACGATGAGAATATCAAGATTACAATTGATAAAATAAAGAATTCTACCTCTTCACTTCCAGCAACAGCACAAAGTCCAACAAAAAATGGAGTGACTTACAATGGACCTTCTTTGATTGGATATAGTGATAAAAGGTGGAGTAAATTTATGAATGAATTTTCTGTTTCGCCTTCAAGTGTTAATTCTCCTGGGGTGTTTACTCTAACTTGGTCTGGTGTTAATTTTCCATATAGTGGAACTTATAAATTTAATTTACAAGCAGACAATAGTGCAAAATTAAAAGTCGGTGGGGTTGATATAGTAGAAATTGCTGATTTTATTGGAGAAAAAGTTCAATACACCTTTAATTTGACCGCTGGTAATTATGATGTTCAACTCACTTTAAATAATGTAACTCCTCCTGGATTAAGCGCCAGCGACAATCCAACGGGTGTTGCTCTTTTTATTAGTAAGGATATTATCTTTTCAGATAGTAATAAGGCATCTTGGGTTCAAAATCCAATAGGCATATCTGCTATTTTAGTTCCTCCTCCATGCTCAAAGAAAATTGGTGGTAAAGGTGTTGTTGATAAAGTAATTATTGAAGATCCTGGAAATGGTTATTTGCCAGTAGAAACTCCTGGAACTGGATATCCCGTCACTCTTATTTTGGACGAAGTTATTGTTGAAAATCCTGGAATTAATTATAGTTGTGGAGAAGATGAAATCAGAATAGTTCCTGATAATGGAGCAAAACTTTCTTATGAGTGTGAATCTTTTGGAAGAATTACCACAGTTAAAGTAGAAAATCCAGGATATGGATTTAATGTTTACCCAGAAATTTCAATACCTTCAAACACTGGAGTAAATGCTACATTTAGACCTGTATTTAAAGTTGTAAGGGATCCGATTGCACCAGAAATTCCTCCAGAAAGGTTGATTCAAGTTACAGATCTTGTTGGTCTAAAACAAACTGGTTATGTTGATGGTAGAGCATACTACGGTGCAATTTACTATGATGAAGGTGTACCTTATGCTGGATACTATAGGACTGCGGGAACTCAAGTTAGAGTATATGCAACACTTCAAGAAAGTATTACTGCTAAGGTTACTACACCACCAAGTGCTATTCAGAGATCTGGTACTGATATTAGGAGTAATGATCCTAGACTTAATATTCCAGGAACTATTCAATCCACAACAGAAGGGCAATAATAAAAACTATATTAAATAGTACTATATTGAATTATCAATACTAATGGCAACCGCACCAAATAGTAACAATACAAAAGTTGGCACTTCACCTAAAGCAGGAAGAGAAGAACTTCTTGCAGATAATATTTCTAAAAATAATACTTCAAAGCAGAATTATACTGCAATTCGTTATGGTAATGATCACGGTTCAATAAGTTTTGGGCACATTCATAAACAAGCAGAAACAACTGCTGATGTGATGCTGCAAGCAAGTGATGGTAGACATTCTATTATTCTTGATAAAGATGGTCCAAGAAAAGCTTGCACTCAAATTACTGCCCCTGGAAGAATATCAATCGATGCTGGAATCGATAAAGAAGAAGAACCAGAAAGTCTTTTTATTCATGCCCATAATGGCAACATAGCAATTATTGCATCAAATGGAAAACTAAGACTTCAGGGAACTGATATTGAATTAATTGCTGTTGGAGAAGGAGGATCTAA